GTGACCTTCTTGTCGGTGGGAAACAGCACGATCACGCCCGCGGGAGTCTTGCCCGTCACCATCGCCCACAAGGCCTTGCCGATGAAGACCAGCGTCATCCCAAGCTGCGACGCCTTCTTGATCGAGATCTTCGGCGCCACGATCGTCATCGGCTCGATCTCGTAGATGTGGTCCTTGAACGACCAGGGTTGGCCCGTCTCCAGCCGCAGATGGGTTTCCGCCCACAGCGCCGAGCTCGATGCGGCGATTCGCCGAATCACCTTGTCGGTCTTGGGCGTCGAGACGACCTGAACCATCAGAACAACATTCCCGGTGCAGGTTGACGGTTGGCCCGGGCCGCTTCGGCCTGGGCCATTTGATCGTCGATATACTGCGGCGCCGGGCGCTTCGATTTCGCGATCCACTCCCAGCCGCCCCACCATCGCCACCAGTCGCACACCAGGCGCTCCTGGTGTCGAACCACGGAGAGCATATTACGTTTGGCCTCATCCGGCATGGGTCGACCGTCGCTGAAGACGGTCATCTCGCCGAGGACCTCCTCGTCGGCTTTGCCCATCAGGTTCCACGGAAACGCGTCGGGCTCGACCTGTCGCCCGCAGGCCGTGCAGTCGGCGGCGAACTCTCGGTATCGAGGATGCAACAGGATCTCGTGAATGTTGTCGATGTCAATCATCTCCTCGCGCCTTTTCTGCGCAAATAGGTGTTGATCGCCTTGTAGATCTGGAACTCAGTGAGGCGGTCGTGGTAGTATTGGTAGCCACCTCGCCGACCCCCGCCCAAATCGTACTCGAACGCCATCACGTAACGGAATCCCGGCATGCAACACCACGGCTCCCCCTCGACAGAGAAGCAGTTCTCACCATTCCGGCGGTCGTAGATCCGGATCGAGACGGCAACGCCCTGGATCATGATCTCCGTCTGAATCATCAGTTCCTCCCTCCTGTCTTCAATCGCGTGCCGTGCCGCTCCCCGAGCAGCCGGTCGGCGAGCTTGCCATACTCGACGCACACCTCGGCAAAGTCCTCCTCATCCTCCGTCGCCGGCGCCAGGCCTCCTACCTTCAAAACGCTCGTCGGCACCTGCCAGTTCTGCCGGTCCCGGTTGCACAGCCAGAACTGGATCGCCTTCTGGTCGGGCTCGACGTATTCCCACGTCTGAACCGTCATGGGCTCTTTGTCGGCGCCGGTGACTACCTTCCAGACCGGCTTGTAGTACCCCGTCGCCTTCATCAAAAGCGACGCCTCCACGCGACCCTTGTCATGGTCGAGCTTGGCGCCCTTTATGGCCTCCGAGAATTCCTGGTGGTCCTTCGCCCATTTGTTGATGGTCGAAACCGCCTTGCCGAAGGCTTTCGCGAGGTCCTCAACGGTCGCACCGAACTTCTTGCACAGAAACACCGCCTGGTCGAGATATTCCGGTTTGTATTCGCTGGCTCTGGCCATGATCCAATCTCCGAAAGTCTCCGGATTGTACCGGAATCATCCGTTGCGGGCAAGATGCGTTTTCAGTCGGCGGTTCAACACCTCGCAGAACACTGCCCCCTTGCCCTTCTTGAAATATCCCACGGGCTTGCGGCCCTTCTGCTCCGCCGTTTTCAGGCTGGAAACGAGGATCTTCGTCCGCTCGCCCATCGGCAGCGACGCCGCCATCACGCGGTTGTACATCGCCGCGAATGACCCAGTCTCGCGCCGCCCCTCGGCCGAATTGATCGGCCAGGGGAACCGCAGGAGTCGATACACGCTCTCGACCCAGTTCCAGACGTCCGGGCATTGCTCGGCCATCGCCAGCGGACCCAGGCAATCCCCGATCAATTGCGGGCGCCCCCGTCGGGAAGACGACGCGGGGGGCGGGTTTCGGGCCCTGGCCCTCCCTACCCCCCGAGCGTCGGATTCAGGCGGCACTACACCCCCAGGCGGCCCCAGGCCCGCCGGGACCGGCTGAGGGAGCGAAGATACTAGCGCGAGCGTTTCGGCACGCTGTGGCCGCTCCTGTGCCCTGTCCTGGGCCTGTGGCTCTCGTTGTCCTGTCTCTGTTTCTGGCGGCGCCGCTATTGCCGCTGAAGGCGCGCGCGATGGTGCGCCGCTTGTGTCAGTCCCTGTCTCTGTAATTAATCCTGTCCCTGTCCCTGTCCCTGTCTCTGAATTATTTTTTTTTCGAGGACGGCCGACGGGACGCTTCGCTTTTGGCTTCTTCTTCGGCTCAGCCATCGCCTCTTCGATCTGCGTCTTCTCCGCGAGGCTGATGTAGCGGATCCATCCGGCCTCCAGCAGCCACGCCAGATCCGGGGGAGCGGTCAGTTGCAACTCGCCCTGCAGATACTCCGGAGCGCCGAACACGATCCCACTGACGCTCCGCTCGGCGAGGAGCAGGATTAGGTCCGTCACCAACCCCAGCCCTGCGTGCCCATAGGGCGCCCAGATGGAGCGGTACTTCGGATTCGTGCGCAGCGACGTACAGACGGCCACCCACGTCGGGTTGGCTTTCTTGTACTGCTGCACCTTCGGCCAGCCGTCCCAGCACAGCCAGGGCGTCTCGGCCGTGTACGATGTCGTCATGGACACAGCTACCCTATCTCACCTATAAAATCACGAAACTCGAGATCGCTCACGCCCGCCGCCGCCAGATCGAGATCCGTCACAACCCTAATTCCTTCAGCACGGCGTTGACATCCACCCCGGCTTTGTGGAACTCGGCGATCAGGCATGAGACCCCCATCGCAAACCCCTTCCGGAAGTTCCGGGGACTGCGACGCGCCGCCTTTGTGGTCCGCTCGATCCCCTCTCGATGCACACGCCAGAGATTCTGTGCCGCCTGCGTGCACCGACACGCCAGCTCCGCGTTGCCGACGATTGGATTGCCATCACTGCCATAGATCATGTCTCGACTCCTACACACGCACTGCACAAATCCGGCTCGACCCAGTGACACGCCTCCCCGGTCCGCTCGATACACCCGCTGCAATCGTCGTCGGTGCACCCGCACACGCGGCAGACGCCGACGATCTTCTTCTTCCGGCCCTTCTTGGGGGAGGTCTCCGTCTCGGCCGCCACGATCTCATCGTAGGCCGCCTGTACGTCGATCCCCAGACACAGGAAATCGCTCAGCGCCTGGTATTGGTCCGTCTCGAGCGGCAGATAGCGTGAGGCGCTCTCCTGGAACTCCTTCCACAGCCGCTCCCGCGTCCACTCAATCACGTCGGACGCCGCCTCGTACTCGGCGAACCACTTCGTCACGTCGTCCGCGAACTCGATGAATATCGCCAGCAGGGCGATACGCGACAGTCCCGGCGGCTCCATCGCCCCGATCCCCGCGACGAGCCGCTTCTCGATCGCGTTCCATCGCTGCCTCTCGGCGAGCTGCTCCTGATAGCGCTTGGCGGAATCTGCCTTGTTGAGCTTCTTGACAGGCTTGGGCTTGACCCACTTGACCGCCCCCTTGCCCCGACCCGCCACGACAATCGCCGGCACAGCGCCCTTGTCGCCCTTCTTGACCAACTCGACGTCCGACTCGCCCACGAGCTGTGTGCCGTGGACCTTCTTCAGGCCGCGGACCTGTTTGCGCCAGGCCTCATGCTTGTGCCAGTCGGTCGGCTCCGTGAGCAGATTCAATCGCAGAGCGTCCGGCACTCCTTTTTCCTCGACCATCTGGCGGACCTGTTTCTTTTCAGCGGCGATGCACTTCTTGTCCCAACACTTCCTGTCGAGGCACTTTTCCTTCGCCCCCGTCGCGCCATCCGCCTCGTCGGCCCAGAGGAACGCCGGCTGGGCGCCCGTCCGATTGAGACAGCCCTGGCAGCTCGCCGTGTCGAATGGCGCCTTGGCCAGGGCCAGCATCTCCAATCCAATCCGCCGCTCCAGCTCCCGGACGGACCATCGGTCGAAGCTGCAATAGGCGCCCCTTTGAAACTTCTTGACCTGCTCGACCTGCATCCGATGCGGCAGTCGCGCGATCACCGCCCAGTGCGAGGCCGTCCAGCGATCGGTCATCTCCCCGAGCATCGGCGACGACTGCAACGCCGCATACCAATCCGCCACCAGGTTGCGGTGGATCTGCGCGTGCTGCACCACCCATCGCGCCGTCTTACCGAGCTTGCCCGCCACCGCTTCGGCGTCCTGGTCGTACCGGTCCAGCCACAGCGCCGCGCGCTTGCCCTCTTCCAACGGAGTGAGGTCCTCGTGGAGGTTGGCCATCGCGACGATGTCGAAGGCCTCGCGGTCCCCGACTTCGCCGAGATTGCGGATAGGGACCGATTCGAGGCCCAGTTGCTTGGCGGCCGCCAATCGCCGGTGCCCGCTGAGCACCTGCCATGTGCCGTCAAGCTCGCGCACCGTCAACGGCTCGATCACCCCCACCCCGCGAATACTCGCGAGAAACTCCTCGTCCAACCGCACATCCCGAGGGTTCTCCGGATGCGGCTGTAGCTCGGCGATAGGGGCCGCCGAAATCAGGACGGAGACGTGGAGCATCTCTTGCTTGCGCTTCTTTGCCATAAGTGAGTCCTTTCAGAGTTCGGATTCCGCTTCGTCCGGCCGCGGAGACTGGAACATCCCTTTGCATATCTTCGTGCCGACTCGATGCGAGTACGGCCGAAGGCCCCTAATTGACGCCACTAAGGGGAATCGCCCACCGCACACGGCACACACACACTGCTGCACGTTGGGCGTACCCGCCGGCTCCGGGGGGTCCTGCGCGGTCAAGGGGGCGCTGGGCTCATCCACATAGCCCTCCGGCAGCAGCGTGGCATCGCAGTTCGCGTGCTTGCGCATGAAGGCGAGGTCTTTGACCCAGCGATACGCCACCTCTTTGTCACAATTCGGGCACTTGATCCTGCCGGCCCACGTCACCCCGTACTTCGACGGCCCTTTCGGCGGCATCGGCGACCCTCCATCGTCCCATGGGGGCCGCCCGTTCGCCGGCCGATCCATCACCGGCTCGATCCGGTCGGCTTCCACCTGCTCGCTCAGCTCGACCATCAGGGCGTCGTCGGCCCACTTCGCCGGGCAGAGCGTCCGCGACGGGGGACACAGCCCGAACAGCTTCATCGCCGCCAACGGCTCGATCCGCCACCGCGTTCTGTCCAGCCGCCAGCTGTAGCCGCTGCGGCCGACGTCGCGCATCAGCCGCAGGCGAATCCGCTTCGACTCGTCGTCGTAGGCGAATTCGGCGAAGCAACTCTTGAGGTCGGACCGGCCGAGATCGGCACTCAACGCGATCGAGCCACGCGGCGAGATGCTCACGTGGCCGTCGGGGATCGGGGTCGTTCGAATGATGCTTTCAAATACGCGGAACATGGTGACTCCTTTCTATTATTGCTTTTTCTTCCGTGCGGCCTCAATCACGCCGGCTCATTTCCGTTTCTCCGAATGTTTGCAGACGAACTCATCTGGAACCGGCTGATTCGTGTAGCTACAGTGGTCGAACGCCTGGGGCTCATTGCCCCAATGACGACACCCCTCGCAGGTCTTCGGGGGGAACCAGTCACGCCAGACACTCGCGGCCAGCGAACCGATCATCAGCACCGCACGGCCCGGCCAGGTGTACCACGGATGTCGGGGCTCGTCGTCGTCCGCGAACGCTTCCGCCGCCTCTCGCAGGCCGTCGCATACCGATTGGCTCGGCTGCCCTGATTCCAGCTGCTCCAATTCGCTGACACGGACCTTGAGTTCGTTCCGCTCGGCCGTGAGATTGGCGATCTCGCGTTTATAGCACCGCACCCCTCTGTAAATTACAGTGCCATCCTGGCGCAGCACAGTGCCGCATTGCATTTTCACCGAGGTGTGATGGCACGACCACAAATCCG